CATCTTTCTTTATCGTTGGTTTTTTAAACATAGAGTTAGCGTCACCTGGTTTGAAACCATCTTTAAGTGACAATGTTATATGAGCAGAACCTGGGTTTACTCTTTTGATTTTTGTATCTGTATCTGTTAGGAACATATCTTTGACCCAAAATGCGTCAATATTATTATTTGCTCTATATTGAGTTATAGCAGCACCTACATTCTTGCCCACTAACTTTATAAACTTATTATATATTTTTTTAGTAGGTTTATATGCAAGTGTTATATGATCGGAAACAATATTAGGAAAAGTTGCTCTTTTCTTAACAACATTACAACTTGATCTATCTAATTGTACAGCAAAATATCCGTTCATTATTTACCTAACATACTTTCATTTTCTAAATTGATAGCAACATCAACATCTGAATCTTCTCTCATCCATGATGTGTCTTCAACATACTCATTCTTTTTAATAACTTCTTTAATGTCTGTAAAATAACACCAGTTACTACCAAAAGTAATTGCACCAGTATAATTTAAATCAGTATCATATTCTTTTGCATTTACTCCTAATTCACCACCGATGTCTGTAGGGTCAGTAGCAATACCGATATTAGTAATTACTCCTTCTCTTCCTCTTTCATCTCTTATTGTATCGCCTAATTTAATTTTCATAATGTCCTCCTATATAAAATCGTAAGCGTATTCATTATTAGGTAAAGAATACATCTTAACTTTTGTGTTTTTAAAAAGTCTTTCTAATACACTTTTCAATTCGTTTGATAATACATCTACAAAACCAGGTGTAAAAGTTACAAATAAAGAACCATGTAATATTTGTACTTTATTAGCACCACTAGATTTAGCAGCCTTAATAATCTTTTGTTTCATTTCTTCTATCATAATATCTCCCTAGTTAAGTTGAAAAATGTAATCTCTTTTAGTTTTGTAATTTTTTGTTAAATCAGGATCAAAGTCTTTTCTGAAACCTTGTCTTTTGTATAACTGACCAAAGTCATTAAATAAATTCATATCACCTGTAGCACTATCACCAAATACATCTTCGTATGTTTGATAGTATTCGTCTGGATAGATAATCTCAATACCAGAATTGCCTGTAAAATTAGTAGCGTCTTCTTTGTATTGACTATCCATAATCTTTTTGAAGTTTAATAATTGTTTTCTGTAGTATTTGATTTTCTCAATCGGTACATTTTTGTACATAGAATAACCAATCCAAAACCATTCAGTATCTTCATCTGAAAAATACTCTCTTTTATATACTATGTTAAATGTTTTGTAAATCTCTTTTGTCATATACACATAATCTAACATAAAATTACGGAATTGTCAAGCGTTAAAAACGTTGATTTTACTGACTTTTTAGGAATAATTATGAGAACAAAACGAGAACATCTACAGATTCGCACCATATTTTGCGATATAATATGAATCTACAATGTCGGTTACTGGATTATTGAGTTTGGTTTGATCAAACTCCTTTACTAAATCTATCTTTGTATCTTTTACAAACTGCTCATACATCTTTAGCTTGTCTGCATTACCTTTGCCAGTAGCATTCTTTTTTATCTGGCCTGGTACTATAGATTGAAATCTTTTATTGAGTACATATAGTTTATGTTTGAGAGTACCCATATTCTCTGCTAGGTTGAATACAAGTCCTTTTGATCCAAATGAGTAGCCTTCTATAAAAATATTACCAATAGCAGTACCAATAACAGAAAGCGCCCACTCGGAAATCTGGTCGTGTCGTTGTTGCTCGGAGGTATAGGGTAAATGTAATCTGCCATCTATCTGTCCATTATAAAATTTGCCTTCATATTTTTTAACATTTGTAAGAAAGTAAATCTTACAATTTTCAAATTTAAACTTGCCTCTACATACACATATAGCAGGACTGCTTAAACTATAATCAATTCCAATCGTCTTGTTCTTCTTCATTCTCAAATATTGCATCCTCTTCGTCTATAGAAGTATCAGCACCACAGAAAGGACAAGTAGTAGGTTCAGCGTCTTCGTCTGACCATTTAACCCAATAAGATACATCACAATTGTTGCAACTTATTTGTACTTTGTTATCGTTATCGTCTTCAGCCATTATAGTTTGAAAGTTTTAAATTGATCTTTTTTAACGTCTTGTTTAACACCACCAATGACATAACTTTCTATTTCAGTTTCTTGTGGTGCGTTTTGTAAAGAACGACTATTAAACCAATGTTGAGTCCATGGTAATGGATTATTAGAAGATGATTGTTCATACTTTTGTTCTAAACCAATTACTCTCATTCTTCTATTTGCTATATACTCAATATATTGATGTAATAGTTTTTCTGAAAGGCCGATCATTGAACCTTTAGAAAATAGATAACTTGCCCAATCTTTTTCTTGTTGTACTGCGTCATCATAGATTTTATATACTTCTTTATTAGTATCTTTAATAACCTTATTCATTACCTTATCATTCTCTTTTGTAAGATATGCTTTGATAATCTGCTGTGACATTGCAAGGTGTTGACTTTCATCTCTAGCAATCAACGATAATATTTTAGCAGAACCTTCCATAAGTTTAAGTTCGCCAAATGCAAATGAACAAGCAAATGATACATAAAATCTTAAACCTTCTAATACGTTTACGGTTACTAATGCAAGCCATAATGCTTTCTTTAGTTCGTATATATCAACTGATTTAGGGTCGTTATGCCATTTGTAACCTAATCTAATTAGTTTATCGTATGCTTCTGTTACTGCTTTTGATCTTTCTTCTATCTTCTTATCTTCAATAATAGTATCAAATACTTCACTAGGGTCTGAATATAAGTTTTTAATTATGTATGTGTAACTTCTACTATGAATAGTTTCCATAAAGTCCCATGCAACTATGGCACCTTCTAATTCAGGATTAGTTACAAATGGTAGAAATGCTAAACATGGACCTCTACCTTGTACACTATCTAACATAGTTTGATATTTTAGATTAGATGTAAATATAAACTTTTGTGAATCAGATAGTTGAGCATAATCGTTTCTATCTTTTTGTAAAGATACTTCTTCAGGTCGCCAGAAGAAACCTAGTTGTTGTTGAGCTAATCTATCAAATATAGGATACTTAAATGTATCATATCTTTGTACAGCAAGGTCTTCACCAAAGAACAATGGTTGTTTCGTAGCGTCTAAATTTTTGTTTTTATTAAATACCGTTTTCATTAAATTGTACACGAGTCACAATTCTCGTCCTCTTCTTTTTTTGTTTCTTCAGGTACATTATCATGGAACCCAATCGGATGAGTAGGTTCGTCTTCGTCTTTCTTACTATCATATGTGTTTTGATAATAAGAAGTCTTCCAACCTAGTTTATATGTTGTCAATAAATCTTGTGCCATTACTGATACTGGTACTTGACCATCAGTATAATTTTCAGGATTGTATGACCAGTTACCACTTATTGCCTGATCAAAATATTTTTGCATTACTGCAACGATATTTATATATCCTTCATTCCCTTTCATGTCCCAAAGCAGTGTATAAAAGTTTTTTAATTTATTATACTCTGGTACTATCTGTTTTAATGGGCCTTTTTTAGACTTTTTAACAGACAAATAATCTCTAGGTGGTTCAATACCATTTGTCGCATTTGAAACTACACTAGAAGACTCACTAGGCATTTGTGCTGACAATGTACTATGTCTTAAACCATGTTCTTTAATTTCTTTTCTTAACCATTCCCAATCATAAGTTAGTTCTCTTTTATTAACTAACTCGTCAACATCTTTTTTGTATGTATCAATAGGTAAAATACCATCTGAATATTTTGTAGATTTAAATGCTGAACAAGGACCTTTTTCTTTTGCAAGGTCATTACTAGCACACAATAGATAATATTGAAATGCTTCTGTTAGTTTATCTACTTGTCGCCATGCAAGTTTCTGATCATACTTGTAACCTTTCTTTGCAAGGTAGTGAGCAAGACCAATATAACCGATACCTAAACTTCTACGTGCCTTTGTAGATTTTTCAGCAGCGTCAATAGGATACTTTTGATGATCTATTATTTCATCTAAAGCTCTTACTGCTAAATCACATAATGGTTGTAGTTCATCACGTTTGTTTATTTTACCCACATTGATGGCAGATAAAATACATAAAGCAATTTCACCTTCTCCATCAATGTGTTGTATTGGAGTGGTTGGTAAAGTTATTTCCTGACATAGGTTACTCATTGTAACTCTATCTTTAAAAGATGAGTGAGTATTACAATGGTCAATATTCATTATATAGATACGACCTGTTTCTGCTCTTTCTTTTAAGATGTCAAAAAATAATTCTTGTGCGTTGATCTTTGTTTTCTTTACAGATAATTTTCTTTCTGCTTTTTCATAAAGATCATCAAATTCATCTGAACCCCAAGCGTCATATAACTCTGGTACTTCATGTGGTGAGAACAAAGTTATATCTTCATTGTTAATAAATCTTTCATAAAATAGTTTTGATAATTGTATTGAGTAATCTAATTTTCTAACTCTATTATCTTCACTACCTTTATTGTTTTTAAGAACAATGATGTCTTCTATTTCTTGGTGCCAAATAGGGAAGTGCACCGTAGCTGATCCGCCTCGGACTCCGTTTTGAGTACAGCACTTAACGGTAGCTTCAAATTTTTTAAGAAAAGGAATAACACCCGTATGTTGCACCTCACCGCCTCTAATCCTGCTGTTGATACCTCTGATCCTTCCAGCGTTAATTCCGATCCCAGCCCTTTGGGCAACATAACGCCCAACAGCCATATCACTACTGAATATACTAGGTAGTGTGTCGTCAATATCAACAAGCACACAAGAAGCATACTGCTTAAGAGGGGTACGGACACCAGCCATAACAGGCGTCGGAATGTTAATCTTAAAAGTTGATATAGCGTCATAATATTTTTTAACATATGACATTCTCCTTTCTCTTGGATATTTTGCAAATAGTGTAGCCGCAATCATCATGTACATAAATTGTGGTGTTTCATATACCACATTTGTACTTCTATCTTGTACAAGGTATTTGTCAATAACTTGTCGGAGACCTGCATAGGTAAAATCATAATCTCTATTATGACTTATCCAGTTCTCCATTCTATCAAAGTCCTTTCTTTGATAATTTGTAAATATCTCTCTATCATATAATCCTAAATCTACAACCTTCTTTACATGATCAAAAAAGTGTGGGTGATCCCATAGTTTGCCTATAACTTGTTTTCTTAATGAGTATAAAAGTAATCTACTTGCTACATAAGTGTAATTAGGATTATTTAAATCTATTAAGTCTGCAGCTGACTTTACTAAAATCTGTTGTATTTCTTCAGTAGATATACCATCGTAAAATTGTAATCCACTTTTCATTTCTACTTGTGATGATGAAACTCCTGTGATGTCTTCACAAGCATACTCAACCATCTCATGTATCTTTTCAATGTTAAGAGGTTCTGTTCCTCTATCGTTTCTTTTTTTGACGTTTATCGACTCGTTTCCCGTTACCATTTTTCCCCCTTAACAACGTTTGTATGAATTTAATTGTGTGATTGCTGACAGACCTGAATAGGTATTGTCGGATATTATTTTTTGTAGTTCTTCTTTTGTCTTGCCTTTAATTATCATTTCGTTTATATCTTTTTCTATTGTTCCTTCTGGCCATATTACTATCATATATTCTTTATCAATCAGTTTGTACATTCTATCTATAATTTCTTTATTACGTGGTTCATTATCAAATATAAAAACTACATCTTTGTTTGTAGCAGGCAGTTGTAAATCAGCACCACCAGCCGCAAGACAATTATCAAGGAACAAACTATCTAAAGGACCTTCAACAATATACAATCGCTTATGAAGATTGACTCGTTCTAGCCCAAAAATCTTTTGTTTATTCTCCTGTAATTTAATTGTTAGATACTTTGGTTGTTCTTTACCAAATGCTCTACCTTGAATTGCAAAAACATTATTATCAACATCATAGAAAGGTATAATTAATCTAGGATGTTCGTACTTCTTATTTAGACTGCTGAAAGTCCCTGGTCGTAACTTATTAACAAAGTTTTGGAACTTGTCGCAATAATATAATCTATCAAAGTAATCCGTAGGCAACTTTCGGTTGAGAAGATATTGCTTTGCAGGATGTTCATCATCTAAATTACTAAAGGCAGTAAGGCCTTGTAGAGGTGTAGAATTTTTTAACTTATCTTTTGTATTAGTTTTAAACCTTTCAAATAAACTTTCTTCACTTGCAGGTTTGCTACCTTTATATCTTTCTAAAATATATTGATCGTATAAAGGTCTATCAACTAACTTGATAAGATTTGCCAAGTTGTGGCTTGCACTACAATTATGGCATTTGAAAAACATATCGTTCTTAACTCTATACAGATATGCTCTTGCTTTTGTTTTAGACTTTTTAGAATCACCACAGACTGGACAACGAAAGTTGAAAAGGTAATCTCTTTTCTTTTTGAATTGTTGTAGTCTAGGCTGTATCTTGCTTATATAATTTAAATCAATGTAACCACTCATAACTAATAGTATATACTATATAGTCTTTTTTGTCAAGGTCCTATTAAAGTATTTTAAAGATAGATACTAGTTGAGGCATAGACAATCCTAATACTATTGCCGCCCCTATGATGATCCATCTGTATTTCTCAAAAACGCCTATCCTACCGTCTAAATTTGAGTTTAAAGTCTTAATTTCACACATTAAACGCTTTTCTGACATCTCTATTTCGTCTGTCAATTCTTTATGAATCTTGTTGATTCTAGCGTGTAATTCTTTGTAATTCGTATCAAATTCAATCCTACGATTCTCTATTAGGTTGAATATTGCTTTATCTATTTCTTCTTGTTTTGATAATTTTTCTTCATGTACTGCTAGCATAGATTTGATACTACCAGATATGTCTGTTAGTTTATCTATGGCATTATCAAGTTTTGTATTGACGCTAGCAACCTGCTCTACTTCGTTTTTAAGGACTTGTAAATCGGTTGCTAACTTGTTTAAATCTGCCATTATCCACCTAATGGGTTTTTATTCTTAATTTTTATTTCTTCAATTTCTAACTTGAATAGTTGTAAAGTTTTTTCGTTGACACTTGCTTTAGTTTCTACTTCAGCAATTGCTTCTTTGTTTTTAGCAATACCTGATACGTCAACTTTTTGACTTTCTACTTTTGATACTTTTTCTTTTAGTACTGCAATGTCTTCAGCGTTAGTAGTGATACCTGATACATCTACTACGTTACCTTGTGCAGCTTCTATCTGACTTAATCTTGTACTGATTTCGCCATACTTAACAAACCCACCACCAATTGCAGCCACAGCAGCAATCAAAGCAGCGACACTTGCTAAATTGTCTTTTAATTTATCTATCATTTTATCCCTCTCTTAAAATTTTAAGTTCTAATAGTAATTGTTTCTTTTCAATATCAATTCGTATAAGTTCACTTTGTTTTATTGATATTGGGTCATTGTTTGTATAAGCGTTCAATGATTTATTTTTATAAATCTGTTCTTGCTCTATATTTAGTTGATTAAAGAAGTCTGGATTACCATCATTTAATTTAATGGTATCCTGTAATTGTACCTTATAAGATGATAGGTCAGCAGCACCTGATTGTATACCTTTTAAAGTTACATATTGTACTGCCTTGACCGTATCATTTACATCTTTTAATGTCTTCTCTAATTTAGCGATTATTCTTTTTACTTTTACGTTTACGCTATCAATCTCGTCATTCTCCTGTCTATCATCGCCAACTGCCTCATCATCCACAGCTTCTTCATTATTCGTCTCCGTCTCCGATCCTTCTGTTTCCGTATCTTCATCCATAGAAGATTCCTCTGTATTAGTTTCTCCTGTTTCCTCTGTCTCCATTGATTCCTCACTAGTATCCTCAGTCGTTGCATTTGTCTCGGTGTTAGCATTTGATGTCTCCGTTGATTCTTCTTGTATTTCTTCTTCTTTCATTTCTTCTTCTTTGACTTCTTCTTGTGGACTTTCTTCAGTAGCTATTTCTTCTTCATTGGTAATCTCCTCTTCTTTGACTTCCATTTCTATTTTGCCTTCTTCCATTTTCATAGTTGTACCAGCAGGCATAAGTTCTTCAAATTCTTCTTCTATAATGTTAGCTGCTTCTTCAAAAAATTCTTCTTCGGTAATACTTTCTTCTATCAAAGCAGTTTGAAATTCTTCCATAAGGTTTTCTTCTACTAAAATTTCCATAAATGTTTCTTCAAATGTAACTGCTAATTCTTCAAATGTTATTTCTTCTATCTCTAGTTCTTGTAAAATAGGTGTTTCAAATTGTAATTCTTCTAATTGTTCAAGGTTAATTTCTTCCATATTCTCTAAAAGATACTCTAAATCTTCTTGTGCTGACTCTAATAATTCGTTTGTATCTTCTAGTTGTTCCTCTGTTTCTTCGGATATAGGTGTGTAAGTAATATCTAATAATGTAGCAGTTAAACTTGCACCTAGTAAGTTAGGACCTACAGGACTATTAGAGTTAGGACTATTGCCGTCTATACCTTTCCATTGCCAATCCCACTTTCTACTACCTGTATCTGTATAAGTTGCTGTATCTGTATATGTGTGAGTATTTTGTCTGTAACCAGCGTCATTGTTTCTTGTAAGTGTAGTTATAGAAAGAACATTATCATTCTCATCTAGTATTTTAATTGTAGTTGAAAAGGAATCTCTACCAGATGTTGCTTGACCACATTGATATGATGAACCAGACCACTCACAATTTTGTACTTCAGTTATGGCATTTAAGGTTACACCACCATCTAAAGATGTTTCTGTTGTTGTAAATGAAGCGCCTGATTGTGTTGTTGTTGAAATATTAACAAGTGAGCCTGAGGCAGATACGGTACCAGTACCTTGTGCCTCTAGTTCATTGTAGTTTGCTGAGTAGTCGGTAATGCCATTAAGTGTGAAACCAGTTGATGAATCTATACCGTCTATTGTACTATTGGAATTTTGTGCGTTGGTATTTACACCATCACCTGCGTTAGGTAATAGGTTACCAGATGTGGCAGTTTCTGCTAGACTATTTACGCTTACTAAAGTTGTAAGGGTTAATATCGTCAGCGAAACTATCAATGATTTTATATAGCTTGTAAGGTACATATGTTAAAAGGGCAATCCAAGCAATAATGTAAAGGGTATATACTTCCATATTTTTCTCTCTACTTTGGGGAGTTAGTTTTTTCTGTTTTAACTCCTTTTAGTTCATTCATTTCGTCAATTAGTTTTTGTTTCTCAGCCGCAACTGCGTCTAATTCAACTTGTTGTTTAGATAATTCTTCGGCATTCTCTAACATTTTCTTTTCGTATTCTTTTTCTAATTTCTTATTTTTTCTTTCAATGTATTTCAAATCTTTTGTGTATTGTTCATAATCTGGTCTTAACTTATCGTATTTCTTCCACTCTTTAAGAGCTGCGTCACCTATCTTACCATTGTAAGGACAAGGCGTACCTGATTGTATCATTGCGTGGAAAACTCTTTCGTCTTGGCATAGTATTGATACAGCAGCCACTTTCATGCCTAGATCGTTCAATACTTTACTTAATTTAATTCTTTCACAATTCTCGTCTGTCTTATATGTGCCACCTGAAAAACCTATACCAAACTTTTGAGCACCTATTGATATGCCCACTACACAAAGGTCTTGTGACATTGCTGACATTGATGGCGCTGACGCTGAATTGACTACCCTACTATCGCCTGAATATGCGTTTGTAGTATTTGTAGTTGTTGTATTTGATGATGAACCACTTTGATATGTGGTTGTTGATTCTTGCGAATACCCACCTGATATAGTGGTATTACTTCCACTCGTATTTGTTTGAGAGTTAGTTGTCGCTCCAGAGTTTGTAGTGTCAGCCCAAATAGGCGTTGCGCCTATCATTACGAAGAATAACAAAAAGATTAATAATCTTTTCATAGTTATCCTTTTAAGTTCTATTAGTATTTATAATTCTATTTCTTATCACGCCACTTATCATAGCGTTTATTATATGATTGTATTGATCTGTCCATAATGATTGCAAGTGCGACAATTGATAACCCACTTATTACACCCAATCCTAAGTATCCATTACCTATTGCTTGCATAACTTGTGCTCCTAAACCTCGTACTCCAATCATACTAGCAATAACAACCATTGCTAATGCCATCATAACCGTTTGATTTACACCGCCAAGAATAACATTACGTGCTAAAGATAATTCAATAAGTCTTAAAATATGTAAAGGTTTTAATCCTAATGCTTGTGCTGTTTCTTTTAAATTTTTATCAACTTCTCGTAGGCCAATGTTTGTAAATCTAATTACTGGAGGTATAGCATAAACACTTATAGCAATTAAACCTGGTATTTTGCCTAGTCCAAATAACATTACAACAGGAATTAGATATACAAATTGTGGTATAGTTTGCATTAAATCTAATATGGGTAAAATGATTTTGTGTGCTAAATTATTTTTTGCCATTAATATTCCTACAGGAATACCAATAACTATACAGACAAGGGTAGAAACAAGTACGATGGCTAGTGTTTGCATTGTGTCTTCCCACATGCCAACTAAACCAATTAAGATAAAACTAATTAAGAAACCTAGTATTAGTTTCCAGTTTTGTGTTGCTTTCCAAAGTAATAAACTTATTATACTTAAAAATATATACCAAGGTGTAGCAATTAATAATTCTTCAAAGTGAATAAGTAACCAAAGAATTGGGGAGAGCAGTTCTGTAAACCATTCACCCCAATTACTAGCAAACTCCCTAAATGCACTATCAATATACTTCTTAAAGCTTGTGATAGTATCTCTATCTAAAGAGGGGAAGTTCAAAGTGTATCACCTTATTTTAAAGACGCCTTAACTTTTTTAGCGGCTTTAGGTGTTACCCATTTTGTCCAGATTTCAGGATGTGTATTTAAAAAATACAAAGCAGAATCTTCTGCTGTTGCTTGATTATCTTCTATCCATACTAACGTATTAGTGATTAAACTACCACTAAATGTTCTTTTAGATACATAATCAATTACTTCCTGATCAAGGCCTGGTGTAATAATAGTTCCTGTTTCAGACGCTGGCCATTGTGTTGGTTGTGGATTATCACACATTTCATCTTTCAAAGAAATACATTTAAGCCAGTTATCTTCACCAGCAAATCCTACTTCAGATGAAAGAGGTCCTACTAAATTTAAACGACCTACAAATGATGTAGGTGTCCAATAATAACCAAAGGCACCTATTCCTTTAGTTACAGAACCTTCCCAATGAGCATTCAAGCCTGTACCTGAACCTGGTTCTAATATTTTCCAACCTTTTGCTTCCATGTCAAAAGCTTTAAATAGGTTTAGATTTTTTTGTTTGCAAGTCCAACCTTCAGGACAAGTTACAAGTGCGCCTTTACTTGAATCTTCAGGATGTGGAAATAAATCTGGACGTGCTAATACGTCTTCAATAGTATTAAGATTATGCTTCTCTGCTAAATCTTTTGGAATGAACCAACCTTCACCTGCACCTTGTATAACACCATCTGTTGTTA